GGAGTTGACAAGAACAATGCCTTGCCTTTGTAATCTGTCAAGGTAGGTCTGATTGAATTCTTCCATCCATCTTCCAGATTTGGAATGAATGATGCTTCATCCACAACTACCAGATGGAACTTCCGTCCCCTTAAGTTGTCAAGTCTTTCTCCAGTAAAGAACTGGATGCTCCCATCATTTGGGAATCTTATCATTAACTCTGATTTGTTATTCTCAAAGGGAATGACCTTTGTGAGTTTGTCAAAGAAAGTCCTTGCCAAGTTGTATGTTGGTGTGATATAAGCCACAGACATCCCTTGCAATGCTGAAGATATCATCTCCACTTGTGAAAGTTCAGACTTGCCAAATCTCCGACCACACATCACCACTCTGAATCTGGCATCAGAGTCCAGAATCAATTGTTGATTCTCATGTGGTTGTGGCAACTCAATTGTCATGAGTTAAAGATACAAAAAAACCACCAAGAAGGTGGTTGATGTGTAGAATCAAATGTGTGTGGTTAGCAGATATAGTTTGCTTTCATTCTGGCTTTCATGTCTTGAATGGTTTCTCCTTGTATCATGTATTCTCCAGTATGCTCTTGGATGATTTGAAGATGGAAGTCTGATTGACCATCTAATGCAAGACCAAATGACTTGAATGCTCTCTTGATTTGATTTTGGATTGATGGTTTCAAGTCTCTCATTTGATGTCTGTATTCGTGATTCCAGAAGTAAGTTGCCATGTTGTTTGATTTTTTAGTTTGAAGAATTTGTATGATAATTTTATATTTCAAAAGAAGGACACATTGAATACATTCCGAATGGCAAGATGTACTTTGTTCCATCATAACCAGATTTGATTTTTCTTCTCAATACTTTACCATCCATAAAAATGGTTGCCCAGTTTCCTTTGATTTCAAGAAGTTCAGCAGTGATTGTGATGCTTGAGTCTCCGATTAGTCTTGTGCGAAGTGTTTGAATTCCTTTCATGGCTTGTTGTTTAAGTTTGAATGATGATGCAATCTACAAAGGATATTTGATTCTGCAAAATCTTTTTCAAAGAATTTTCAAACTTTTTTTTTGCCATTGATTTACAATCAGTTAGAACTTATCCTTTCCACTGGTTTGACCTCCTCCCAATAGAACAAAGTTGTCTTGTCCCACTTCTGACCACCAAGAACTTGAATGATGTATTCAGCAATCTCCTTTGAATAAGTGAAAGCAATGATGACATCTTCATCACCACTCATGCAGTGGATGTTGAATTGAGATTTCAAGACTTGCAGTTCTGTCATAGAATGGTTTTCCCTTTGACAAATACAACTTCAATCTTGGAGTCTGTGGTGACTTGTGCAGTCTCTTTTGGTTTGCCATAGACCCTTGTGAGCAATGTCTCCAGAGAATAGAGACTTCCTTTCTGTAATGACTTGACCATTGCATTGGCAATTGTCTTCTCAAGTATGGTTGCTTTGGGATTGTCATAAACAGACTTCAATTCTTGCACATCCATTGCCATCATGTTCTGGATTGTGTCATTGATTTCCCAAAGATTATATCCTTGTTGCTTTAGAACAGATACATATTTTCTTGGTCTTCCATTGGGATTCATTGTCTCTCCCTTGTCTGGTCTCGTTAATGTTCCACCATTTCTTGCTGGTACTTGCTTTGCCATACGATGTTTTTACGATGCTTTAAATCAAACTTTTTTCAAATGAATCTCTTTCAAGAATTCCATGAATTGTTTTTTGTCTCCATAGTCTATGTGGCATTTCCGACACAATGCCATCAGATTGTGGATATCATCCTTCTCCTTTGTTCCTCCCATTCCTCTGGCTTCAATGTGATGAATGTCTGTTGCCATTGTTCCACATACTTCACAAGGGATGAAATCAGAGACATCATACTTGAAGAAGGTCATGTATTTTTTAGTGTGCGATTTCACTTGTGTCTCCTTGTTCAACTTGTATGGTGTCACCTTCTTCCATCAGATAGTAATTGATTCCATAGAATTCAACCAGACTTCCATTCATGTTAATGGTTGTCACATAGATTGGTTGTCCTTTGACATTCTTTCTGATTTCCTTCTTGACAATATATCCTTTGACAAGTTGCTTTGGTTGTTCTTGTACTGGTTGACATGATGCCAGAAACAAGATGAAGATGATTTTTTTCATTGTTTTATTTGTTAATTTCAAAATACAAGATTGTAAGTCCTACAATTAAAAATATCAAAAGAATGCTTAAAAAAAAACATCCTTCTTTTCTTTGTTGTTTGTTAAGTGGCAAGTCTCTCATTGTATGATTATTTTTGCATAACTAATTGTACCAGTTAACTTTTCATGAGTCACAATCTTGAATTCAATGTCATCCACATATCTCTCTTCTGAAATGTATTTGGCATCCTCTGGATGTAACATGATAAGATGGTATCCTTCATTATTCAGATAGGCAACCATCCAAACTTCATCAATCTTGACCAAGTTTCCTCTCATTGTAGTTTGCTTTTGAAGTGATTGCAAAGTGATTCCATCTTTCCAATGTAATATGAATTGAAGTCTTTGTATCCATCAGACTCTTGTTCAAAGTTTCTGTACAAGATTGCTCGCAGTCTTTGAGATGGTGTCTTGATATCTTCATATTCAGTTTTCAAAGATTCAATGGAGTCTGTCTCAATCTTGCTGAATGGTTCTTGCTTTAATGCCACATAGCAGAATGACTGATTGAACTTGAATAAGTCTGCAACTTCATTTGGAGTCAATTCTTGTGTTCCAAAGTTTATTTTGATGGTTTTATCTTTCCTTGTAGAAAGTCCTTCAATCTGTCCAGCAATTAGTATCATGACCATGTTTTTAATAATCTGGAATCAATCACTGCTTCATCAATGTACCAGTCTTCAAATGCTCCAAATGGACATTGCACATCTGGAACAGCAAGTGTGTATCCTTGTGACTGAATCAGATTCCTTGACTTCTCCACAAATGAATCATCAAGATAGGCATCAGTTTCAAAAGTAATGATTGAGAATCTTGTTGACATGAGCATCATTCTTTCAAGACATTTGAATGTCTGATGTGTTGGTTCAATGTCAAGTTGTAGATAGTCAATTCTGTCTGGTTCTTCATAATCAAAAGTCAATGCATCTGCAATGACCAAAGGATTCTTTCTGTATTTCAACCATTCTCCCATGTTGGAAGGGTCATTGTCTATTGACAGACCAGTCCAAGCATTCTGTTCCAGAAGGTATGTATTGTTGATGTATACTGGATGTGATGCACCAATTTCCAGATAACTTCCGATTCTCCCTTCCATCATGTGCATGATGAATTGGTCTTGCTTTGCTTGACTATACATTTATAATTGTTTCACGTGGTTGTAATAATGATGAGCAAGTGTGATTTGGTGCTTGTTCAAGTCTGTAATTAATTCCAAGACCCATTGCAATTGTTGACCATGCAGAATAACATCCAGTGAACATGACTGCTTTCTTCAGAAGATATGCTCCTTCCAGAAAGTCACAAGGGAAATACTTTGCTTCTGTGTGAAACTTATCTTGGAAAATCAAATACTCTTCTGGATATCCAATGAAGTACACCACATCAGAGATTGATTGCAGATATTCAACTTCCTTGCTCCAGTCACAATTTGGGTCTGCATAGTTTGTTGTTCTGTTTATGATAGAATATCTTACACCATTGATGATGTTCACATCCTCTGGAAGAGTCAACCATCCATCTTGCCATGACTTATCAATTGGTATTGCTTGACCATTCATGTGTGCTTCAACCAGATTGTTGTGGTGACTTGCATATTGTCGGAACTTGTCCAAGTCATATGTTCCAAATGGTTTGTCCTCCGACCATTCCACTCCATTGATGTATGGTTGAAGTTCAATCAACTTCATGATTGATTCTGCTCTTTGTTTATGAAAGTTAGTGATGACCAACTTTCCTCCTCCCATTGCTCTGATTGTTGGAAGAGAGAAGACCATGTCTCCAGTTGCTCCAGAATGTGTGAATACCTTATCCATTGATTTCTCTTTTGACATTGTAGTAAAAGTCATGAACCATCTCCATGTATCTCTTTGGATGCTCACCATCCAGATTGATATTTGCATCCATCATTTCATCACAAAGAAGACTTGCTCCTTTCTTTGCTTGTTG